TACCATGACTTTCATAGCCGTGTTCACATAATAATTCCCGAATTTTAGATACAGGCAAATCATTAAAACTTGTTCCATCTCCGAATAAACCCAATTCCAAAAGGAGTATTCCTAAAAGAGTCTCTTTTAGCTGACCAATTGTCATACGAGAGGGGATCGCATGTGGGTTTATTATAATATCTGGACGAACACCATTTTCATTGAAGGGCATGTCCTTTTCTGGTATAACAACCCCAATTGTACCTTTTTGTCCGTGTCGACTACTGAATTTATCGCCTATCACGGGTTTTCTAAAAGTACGGATTCTTACTTTTGCGAATGTATATCCATCGCCATTACGATGAATATAGTTTTTATCAACGTAGCATTCTTCACGAGTGCGATGAAGTTTACTATGATCAACATATTTAATTACCTTCGTATGATCATTTCGGTTCTCTTTGATAGGAATAACTTTTCCAAGAATAATATCTTTATTCTCCACAAGTGTATTTTCAGGTATTACGCCTTTATTATTAAGCTTGTTATAATTTCCAAACTTCATTCCCTTTGTTTTTGAACTATCCGGTTTGCAACGAATTTCTTCGTCTCCATGAATCTTTTTATCTTCATCCTTATCCGAATGATAAATCGTAGCTGCGAACAAACCACGATCAATAGCCCCTTGATTAAAGAGAATAGAGTCTTCTTGATTGTATCCACCATATGTCATAATACCGACAATTACCATCCCGCCTGATGGAATTCTATTCAGTTTTATAAAATTCATTAGTCTGGTATCAACCAAAGGACGCATTGGTGTGGATAAGATATATGCTGTTTTATCCATTCTATTATCAAAGTTAGTCACATACATTCCCATAGCTTGCTTACCCATAGCACATTGATAGGTATTTCTTGGAGATTGATTATGTTCAGGATAGGGAATGCAACTGGCCAATATACCAAATATAGTACTTGGGTGTATTTCACAGTGAGTATATCTGTATTTTTTTGACTTATAAAGCTTATCAACCCCCATGGCAATCATATTATAATTTTGTTCTTCGGGGTCAATATATTCAAGAAGAGTATTCTCAACAGTATGATTAAGTGACATATCATCCCATGATAGTTCGCCCTTCATAATACGTTTTGCTATAGCGGGAGTTATGTGTAATTTATTATCTTTCACACGCAATAGTGGTCTCGTTGGTCTACCCGCATCATTGCAGACGCGTAGTTCGCGAGCAGGACAATCAAATATGATACTAGTGTAAATGTTAAGGATTCCTTCCGCTTTCTTTGTCTTCAAGAACTGATATAATCCATAGGGATCGGATGATATTCCGATCCACGCACCATTAATAATTATCTTAACTTGTTCATAAAGTTCCTTTGGTTCACACTCATCAATCGGTTTAATACGGCTATTAACAATCTCATATATTGGTTGACTATTAGATCTAATAGTTATATGGCAAAGATACGACAGATTCTTGACGACTCCCACAGGAGCTCCTTCCGGCGTTTCCGCAGGACACATATATCCCCAACCCGTACCATGAAGCTTTCTAGGAGGAATAAGTTTTCCACTTTTATCTATTGGTGTATTAACCCGGCGAAGATGGCTAAGACTTGATACGTATGTTAATCTATTCAAAACCTGTGCAACACCAACCTTATTTGAATTAGAATTCTTAACGCCGAAATCTCCTGTGGCCAATGCCCGTTTAATGCCATTTTCAATTGTAGTTGACTTTACAATTTTATAAATATTGGTTCTATTAATGATATTCATGAAGTTTTCTGTAGATCTCCATGATCCACTATTTATTTCGCGTACAACTTGTTTTGTCATATCTTTCACAAGTTTATTAAAATAATTACGGAATAGATTATTCAATAGAGTTCCCGTAAGATCTATTCTTTTATTGAAATAAGCATCCCGATCGTCGGTATTTCTCCAACCAAAACTAGTACTAAGTAGCTTATTCGTCATATATCCTAGAAAATAAAGCTTTTGTTTTTCTGTTGCGCAGTGCGGATAAAGATCATTATTAAGAACGTTCTCTGTAAATTCTTTCTTCTTGCGGACACCTTCCTCATGTTCCATATTAATGGGAGTATACATGGCATAGGTAATAATATATTTAAGAGCTTCCTCTTGTGTAAGATATGAATTGGCCTCTATAATAGAAGCTTTAAGAGCGAATAGCATGCGTTCCATTTTTGTGGACTCAATATCAAGTAGAATAATGGAACAAATTTTTTTATCTTCTGTGATGCCGAGAGCCCTAAATAGTATGAATAGAGGGATCGGCTGTTTAATTCGCGGAATTTGAACCTGAATCGGGTGCCCAAATCCATTATTTCGTGAAGTTATCATGATATTAATCTGCTTTGGAGATATGCATTTAAAATCTGGAATAGACTTAATCTCTGCAAGCCACGACCACTTGTTATTATTTTTTTTAATATTGAAGCATTGAATCCTATTCTCCGCGGCTCTTTCTTGTGCAATACAGGTTTTCTCTGAACCATTAATGATAAAATATCCCCCCGCATCAAAGCGGCATTCTCCGGTAATCGCGGGATTCAAATGGGAATTCTGCGTTAATACGCAGATCGCAGAATTAACCATAATTGGCATCTTGCCAATATGAATTTTCTGCAATTTCTTATAATGCGTCTCACATTGAGATAGATTATCACCGCAACGGTGAATAATCTTAATATCCAGATCAACAGTCATGGCAGATGCATAAGTAAAATTTCTCAACCTTGCTTCCTGCGGATACATGATCTTTGTAGCCCCATTATTTTCATGAATTTGCGGTCTGTATATATGAAAATTATTGAATGTTATGATTAACTCCAATCTGTAGTTTTTTGCTTCTTTATCATAATCTTGTTCAGATCTAATTGTAACTGGATTAAACATATCAATCGTCTTCTGAATTTGATTTACTACAAAATCATTATAAGATTCGAGCTGGTGACGAATGCATCGTTTTAAATGCTGACCCTCAAAATAAGACTCAATAATTTTCCAAAATAATTCTTGATTTATTTCCTTTGGTAAGTAATCAGACATAGGTTGATTTCTTATCATTAGTGAATTAATTTATATTTCAATTTATCTTTAAATGATATTCTTTATTATCAAAATAATCTTGGAATATATATATGAACAACAATAATAATCGCAACAATAAAAATGGAAAAGACAACGATAATAAAAAAAATCTTAATAAGAAAGTTGACCCAAGCAATAATGAGATAATTAATCCTTTTTTTACACCCCTACATGGTTGTAATAGAAAAAAAAACCCGATAACTTTTCATGATCCTTCAAAAAATCTTATTTATAAGTTTAATAATCAAAGAGATTTAAATGATAATAACCAATATTTTAATATGACATTCCGTTCTATATTAGACGAAATACGGCAAAACAGGAATAAGAATAATAAACTGAATGGCGCACACAATAATATGAAAAAATCATTAGATAAAACAAAGCAATTGGCAATTGTTCCTATTGAGAAAGATAAAAAAGAAACTTTACATGATTTCCTTAAAACCGTAGGTGACAAATATAACTTATTATACGATGATTTAGACAAACCAAGGGAAAACACAATTGTATCGAATTGGAGTAAAAACTATCGTCCACGACGAAATGCAACATGGGCTCCTGGCCTTAATGGGAATATTCGTATTGCTCCACCTTCGTTCCCACCACTTCCCCGTCCACAAATACCACCTCAATTGCCTCCTCCTCCACCTATTGAGAAGAAAAAGGTATTTATTAGTCGTGAAATAAATGGGTTAGATGATATTTTAAAACTAATTGATGATTTTCCATTGAAGGTTGATGTGGAATATAATATCGATATGAACATTTTACATAATATAAATACACCATTGCGCGAGTTAAATGCTATGATTGGAATGACTAAGCTTAAAGATTCAATAATAGATCAAGTAATTTATTTCATACAGGGACTTGATAAGAATAATGACTTTATGCATACTGTTATATATGGTCCGCCGGGTACGGGAAAAACCGAAGTTGCAAAAATTATGGGTTCCATATTTTCTTCTATAGGAATACTTAATAAAAATACGTTTAGAAAAGTTACAAGATCTGATCTTATTGCTGGCTATTTAGGACAAACTGCAATGAAAACCAAGGATGTTATTAAAGAGGCCTTGGGCGGAGTACTGTTTATAGACGAAGCGTATGCCCTGGGAAACAGTGAAAAGAAAGACAGTTTCGCCAAAGAATGTATTGATACACTTTGCGAGGCTTTAAGTGATCATAAATCAAAGATAATGGTTATTATTGCTGGATATGAAGAAGACTTAAATAAGTGTTTTTTCGCGTACAATCAAGGATTAGACTCCAGATTTCCATGGAGATTTCATACTGACGACTATACTGCGCCAGAGCTTAAAAGAATCTTTATTAAAAAAATCCATGATATCAAATGGTCCATAGCTAAAGAAATAGACGATCAGTGGTTTGAATCTAAAATGGAGTATTTTAAATACTATGGAAGAGACATGGAAACATTATTGGCAAAAACTAAAATTGCTCATGGTAGGCGCGTTTTTTGTAAACCAAAGAAGGATAAAACTGTTCTTACGGAGACGGATCTTGATAGGGGCTTTGAGATGTTTATAGATAATAATGAGGTAAAGGAGAGAATGGAACATGGTACAGGAATTATTCAACACATGTACATATAAAATCGTTTATACTTTGCATTTTTTATAATCCATAGTATTAATGAGTGGTAAAAAACTTATACAGATAAATCCGAACTTTTTACAAATAGGTACAAAGAAAAAATCAACAAGAAAACAGCGAGCAAAAGGAAAAGATTTGCGTTCTTCTATAAAACCCAACGATATTAAGAAAAAGTTGATGAGTCGGATAAAAGATCATCATAATAAATCCAAACAATCTGGAGGTGAAGACGGTGAGGCCACAGAAAAATTTACAAAGGATTTCAACGATCAATTGGGGTATCTTGAAAAAATAATAGCTAGTAAGAAAAAGAAAAAGAAAAAACGGCGTACACGTCGGGTTAAAAATAAAGAAGAAAATACTGATAGTTCTGGCATTAAAGTAGAAACTCCGACATTGGCTAAAAAGTTAATTCCTAGCGCAGTTCCACCAGCTCCACCTTCTTCTCCCGTTATCATGCCACCTCCTGTCCAACCGCCACCTATTAATATTCATAAAGAACCAAAGTATGGGTGCTTGAAGGGTGGTCTAAAGCCTACCTATTCGGAATACAGAAAAACATTGAAAAAAAATGAATCAAAAAAGGAGAAGATTGCCTTTGAACCCCTACCAATAGCTACCAACGATGTCAATGAACGAAAAAACAGATTGGAGAGATTAAAAGAAAAAATAGCAATTCCCAAAATAGAACCAAAGAAGCGCTTTAAAAAGAGGAAAAAAACTATTAAGATCCACCATCTAGGTAAGAATAAAAAAATGGCACAGGTTGGTGTTTTAATCAAATCAGGCAAGACTAGAAAACGTGTTAAAAATGAACAAGATGTATTACGATCCAAGTGTCTTAGTGAGGTAAAGTTATATTTAAGAAAGCATAATCTCATCAAGGCGGGAACCAGTGCACCAGAGGATATTTTAAGGAAGCTATATGAAGATTCCTTTTTAGCCGGTAATATTTTTAATAAGAATCCGGATAATTTGTTACATAACTACCTTAGTAAGGAATTAGACAATTAGAGAACGATATTAAAAAGTGTTCTTTATCTTTTATATAATGGCAATGATTCGTTCTTATATAAAAAAGGAAAAAGAGTATGTAAATCGTTTTGGGCAACGTACAATGTTTTTAATGCAATGTGGGTCATTTTATGAAGTTTATTGTTGTAAGAAAAATGGTGAATTTACAAGCAATAGGATTACAGAATTTTCTAGGATTTGTGATATGCGAATTGCTAATAAACGATCAAAATGTGATGGACTTTCGGTATTTATGAGTGGATTTCCCGAACTTCATTTAGAAAAATATGTAAAGAAACTTAATGATGCAGGTTGGACAGTGGCCGTTCACTGTCAAGATCCAACTTGTCCAAAAATTCGGAAAGAAATGGGAATTTTCTCTCCAGGTACAAATTTTGAATCTATAGAAGGAGGGACCAATAGAACTATGACGGTATGGATAGAAGTATATAATAAAACCAAGTTAAATAAAAATCCAAAAGTGAGTTGCGGTATTGCCTGTGTGGATATTGGATCAGGCGACGTCTTTACATTTCAATGCGTAGAAAATTATTTCCATAACCCAACAACCTTTGATGAATTGGAGAGATTTTATTGTAGTTATAGACCCAATGAACTTGTAATAATCCATAATTGTGAAGAGGATCAAATCAATGATATTATTGCGTTTGCCGATATTGAAAGTCAACTTATTCATAAAGTCCATTTGGCCAACAAAGGCGGTGAATGGTTTAAATCCGTCGGGAATGCTCAAAAGCAAACATATCAAGAAGAAGAACTAACCAAATATTATAATATTCAAGATTACGATGCCTTTTATGAAACACACGCATTGCGTGAAAAAGAATTTGCAACACAAGCTCTCGTATTTCTATTGAATTTCTTGGATTTTCATAATAATGATCTTGTCAAACAATTAAAAGTCCCGGTCTTCACAAATATGGAGGATAGGGTACGCTTGGCAAATCATTCTTTGCGACAACTTAATATTATTGATACTACTCGTAAGTCAAAGTACTCTTCACTTCTATCCTTAGTAAATAAATGTAAGACTCCTATGGGAAAACGCTATCTTACACAGAAAATACTGAATCCTACTACAAACTGTGACTATCTCAAGTCTGAATATAACATAGTTGAATATCTCTCCAAACAACAAAAGAATGATCCAAAATGGGGCGACTTATTTCTATCGCTTAATAACATTACCGATTTTGAGAGATTGTTCAGAAAATTAATATTACGGAGAATTGTGCCTTCTGATTTATCTATTCTATTTGATAATCTGAAAACAATAAAAAAGACTAAAAAGGTAATTGACAGCGACAAACAATTATGGTTATATTTAATATTTCCTAATCTCTCCGATCACATTCAATTATTGCAAAATAAAATTAATAAAACGCTGAATGTGAAGGCCGCAAGTAAAATATCTTATAAAGATTTTGATTCTAATATTTTCAATAAAGGTATATTTCCTGCATTAGATGAAGCGGAAGAGGCTTACGAACACGCTCTGGTTAAACTGGATGCTGTACAAGAGCATTTGGCTAATGGATTACCAAAAGAGAAAAACCCTATTAAGATTCACCAAACAGAAAAAAGTGGACTTTTTCTGATGACGACGAAAAAACGATTCAAAAGATTAGAAAATGATAAACTATATAGCACAGACGTTAATTATAAGTTCAGAGAGAAAGACCTCACTATTGATTTACAATTGGCCGAGAACCCTTTAAAAGAAAGTCGCGCTAGTGGAAGTAATGTGAGGATTGATAATGCTGTTATAACAAAGTTATACTATACTATTTCTCAAACGAAGTCTAACTTTAAAGAAATATTACAATCAACATTTAACCAATTTGTAGAGACTTTCCTCCAACATAAATTGGAATTTGAAGTGATAATATCGTACATTACCAAGTTAGATTTTTTGTTTGCCCGAACTCACGTGGCTCTTCAATATAATTATTGTAAACCTATTATTGATGATACTGCAGTACAGTCATTTATTGATGCTAAAGATATAAGACACCCTTTAATTGAGCATATTAATACAAACGAGATCTATGTACCTAATGATATTACTATAGGAATGCCAGAGTCGCACACAGGTATTATGTTGTTTGGTACAAATGCTGTAGGTAAATCTAGTCTAATACGTTCTCTGGGAATGTCTGTTGTTTTGGCCCAAGCTGGATTTTTTGTTCCTTGTAAAGAATTTACATATAAACCATATTCTGCCATTTTTACACGTATTTTAGGCAATGATGATATTTTTAAAGGACTTTCCACATTTGCTGTTGAAATGTCGGAGTTAGGAGCTATACTTAAGTATGGGGATAAAAATAGCCTTATTCTTGGAGATGAATTGTGTAGTGGTACCGAAACAACATCAGCTTTATGTATTGTCGGATCAGCAATTGAATTATTACATAATAAAAATGCTTCCTTTTTATTTGCTACACATTTCCATCAACTTACTGAAAGAGAAGAATTAGCCAATTTATCCAGATTATCTCTCCAACATATGGTCGTGAGGTATGATGAAAAACAGAAAACTTTAATATATGATCGTAAACTTAAGCAAGGTGCCGGAAATAAGCTTTATGGTTTAGAGGTATGCAAAGCTTTGTCAATGCCATCGGAATTTTTAACTTTAGCAAATAAATTACGATGTCGTTATGGTAAAAAACAAGATACGATTTTAAATGCTGATCAATCGCGATACAATAGTACAAAATTAAAAAATGATTGTGAAATGTGTGGTAAAAAAGCAACAGAAATTCACCATATGCAACCTCAACGTGATGCGGACTCCCAAGGGTTTATAAACCATTTTAATAAAAATCACAAAGCTAATTTAATGAGTATTTGCAGTGAATGTCATTTAAAATTTACACAGGGTAATATTAAACATCGGCGTATTAAGACTAGTGATGGGATGAGACTAGAAGAGTTTTAATTTATTCAAATAATATATATATGGTTGATTTTATAGCTGGTTCAATAAAGTTCATATCTAAATATTTAATGCAGATCATTCTCACCATTTTGATACTGTTATTAATTACTGTATATTTAACTGTAAGAAATGTACATTTTGCAAAAAGTCACCCTACTTTACAGAGAGTTGTTGAGATAGAAGGATTCTTATCAGAAACAGATAGGGATTTAGGTTTGCATTTATGTAAACATAATCAGTCGGAAGCAGATGCTGGAGAAGCCAATTGTAATAAGTTAGGATACGCGTCATGTAATCTCACGGAATGCTGTGGATGGGCCAAGGGTAAAGATGATTTTGAAGACAAATGCGTTGCTGTCCGCGTTAGAAATGGTCGTCCTTTAGGAATGATTCATAGAAATAATGTTGATCGTACACATAGTTTACATTTTCAAAACGAGGAAATAAATATTTAGAAAAATTGATTTATATGTTTATTATTATATATAAATCAAACCATGATCATTCCAGTGAAATGCTTTACATGCGGCAATGTTTTAGCGAACAAGTATCAATATTATTTAAGAGAAGTACGAAAGATGAAAATAGAGCGAGGTGATAATCCTGATGACGTCGTTTATTTGACAAAAGATAGTGCGAAAAAAACACCCGAAGGTATAGTAATGGATAATTTGAAATTGACAAGAATGTGTTGTCGGCGCCATATGTTGACTCATGTCGATATTGAATAAATATCTTAATAGTATATATAATGCGTAAAACAAGACGTAGATCTGGTGGAAAAAAGCGTAGAACAAGATGTTGGAGTCGGCGCAGGAAGAACGGTAGTCGTTATACGGTATGTAACCGGAGCCGTGGTCAAAAAGGTGTGTACAAAAAACACTCAAGAACCTCATACGCGAAGAAAAGATTAAGGCAGAGAGGTGGTTACTCCGGAATTCGTGTACCATTATCACCTGCTAACTTTCAAGGCCCAAGTCAAGCAACTTTACCTCCATTTGGTCCAGTAAAGGTGCCTGTGCCAGGTATCACGAAAGTTCATGATGGCGAATATTACTATGCGAAAAATAATAGAGTAATTGGCGCCCCCAAATCAACGAATTCCGCTTGGGGAAAATGTAGCCAAAAAGGCGGTCGTAAACGACGCAAACGCCGCGGCCGTAAGCGTCGCTGTCCAAAAACAGGAAAGCCTATCTGTTACTGTCCTTCTAAGCGCAAAAGTCGCAGAAGACGCAGAAGACAACGCGGCGGAACTTCCAGTACCGTAGTAAATGCAATCCCTGGCGGCACTGATATCCGAGATGCATATTGGGGAGCTGGTAATAAACTAGTTAATCTATGGGATAACTGGAATGGATTTGCAGGAAGAATGT